GCTTGCCAGTAGCAACATCATCATGCAGCTGATTGATAGTGGCTTTAGCATCGGCTAGTTCCTTCGTATATTTCTCATCGAGCGCGGCCACATCACGCTGACGTGCCTGCATATCGGTGATGGTGTCATTCGCCTGTTTCAGGCTGCTGGTAGCGGTGTCGCGCTGCGCCTTGTAGTCAATGGCATTGCCGCGGTAGTAGAGCGCAAACGCGGTCGAGGTGGCGATAGCGACGATGATCAGCAGCGCGAGCGCCATTAGCAGCTTAGCCTTTAAGGTCATCGACACTCTCCGCCAGACACAATGAACGCTCCATGTCTCGCCGGTTCATCAGGCCCCGCCATTTCATGCCACCGGCATACACCCAGCGACGGAGTTCTTCGCAGGCACCATCAACATCACCTGAATTCAGGCGCTTTAACAGAGTAGACTTCGAGAACGCGCTGGAGCCAACGTTGTAGGTGAAGCTGTAGAGCGCAGCTCGCTGATATTCACCTAGCGGAACTTTGACCAGGCCGTCTACCGACCTCTTAACCGGCTGCAGGTCATTCCACAACAGGCGATCGCACTCCCGATCGGTGTACTTTTTGCCTTTGATGATATCGGTGCCGGTGTGGCCGTCGCAGACAGTCCAGACGCCAGCCACATCTTTGTAAGGCTCATATACCCTGCCCTCTACCCCATCCTTACCGCCGAGGAATACCGTAGCGATAGCCATAGCTCCGCCACCCGCGACAGCAATAAGCTTATTGCGCAGGCTGTTTGACATAGCCATGGGTTATTCCTCGTTGATGTCTGGTGCAGTGGGCCAGCGCTGAAGGGCTTTAATTTGTGCCAGGGTGGCCTTGCGTTTGTAGTACCAGTTAATGCCGAGCGTGAACAGCGCGACCAGAATACCGGCCAGGACGCCTACAGCACTCCATTCATCGGGACTCAGCCGGGTCAGCAGACCATTGGCGATTGTCCCGGCAGATGCGCCATAAGCTGCGCCTGAAGCCAGTTTGCTCATATCGATACTCATAACACCTCCGTGATTACGGGCGGTGCTGCAGGTAGTCAGAAGAAAAGATCGCCCGCTGCCACACAGGAAAGGGTGAGAGTCGATGATGATTGGCAGGGGCGAAAAACGAAAAAGGCCCACCGAAGTGAGCCTTAAAATTTGTTCTGATAATCAGAGAATATAGGTTGACCTACAATATAGGTTAACCTATAATTTATCCCATCAGCAAGACGCTGAAACGGGAAGGCCCCTACCGAAGCAGAGGCCAACGAGGAAAGGGTTATGATGAAATTAATCATCATCCTGATTGTTCTCTTAGTGATTAGCTCGCCAGCTTACTAAGACAGTCAGGAAGAGAGGGGGAAACCCCTCTCACCCCTACCCGATAATTTAGGATTTTGTTATGGCTCAGTCAATATCTGAAATACAGAAACGCAGTGACGAAAAACGCGGCGTGAAAGTGAAGGGTATTAAGCTCCACACTGACACTATCGCGCTTCTGGAGTCTCTGGCTGCACAGACAGGCGAGTCTCAGTCAGCCGTAGTGACGAAGGCTTTGGCGATGTTCGCCGAAAGTATCAAATCTTAGACACGACTTCGCAGCTGTTAGGAACGCCTACCCCAGGGAAGGGATATTTTCAAGCTTATACCCTGCAGCGGATAATAAAAAAGCCCCGCCGACTGGTGAGGTCGCGAGGCTTCTTGGCATCCACATTTATGCAACTGACCGGTAAAGCTGCGATCTGTTCGCTTCACTTCCCGATCATGCCGTTAATGTGCCAGGTCGCATGCCCTTTGTCTTTGGCAATTCGTGCTATTTTGTATAATCACGCAGCGATTTTAGGAATATCCTTCTCCATTTCTCGCTTAATTGCATAAAACATTTCTCCTTCGATGATATCCATCGCCCATTCCATTCTGTTTCGGGCCTCTTTCGGTGTGATGCTGCAGTAATAAATCAGGGATGAGCCGATATTTTGCACGCTCTTGCGCTTGCAGTATCGTAATCTGGCTACGTTCCGAAGCGGGTTATCCCTTCCGAATGTCTTTACCATGACTGATTCAACAAAGGCAGCATCATCTGATTCTTTGGCGAGAGCGATGATGTTTGCCGTTGATGACTGAGGGATAAGCAGGTCACGCGCTTTGCGGAACAGCTCTTCACCTCGCAGCCCCTCACAATGAAGCTGTGACACGATTTTCTCTATCTGCCTGCCCTTCTGTTCACTCCATTCGCATCGCATCATCAGGCGGCCTATTACGTTCACCTCTGCGCGATCGTAATCTTCCCCACCGAGGTGATCGCCCCACACGCCCAGCAAGTGCCTTACCCATGCCTGCTGCGATTTGTTGATGGTCTTCCAGCCATTGCCGAATAACCGGCGCATATCAGCTGCTGTTCTGACGCCTGACAGCCTGACGATTTGCTGATAGTCACGCTCAATGCGCATGCTTCACCCCCATCATCTTCGCCGTGTTGCGGATTATCCGATAGTTGATCTCGTACATGCCGCGCATCTTTAGAATGCGAAGGCGGAGCCACTTCTCTCTGAGGTATTCGGTCATGCTGCACCATCCTTGATGTGCATCCTTGGCTCTCCATCTTTCGGTTCCGGCCATGATCGCGCCATGTTGACCTTCAGCTTTTCCTCCATTGCCGCAATGATTTCTCCATCGCTAATGCCAGCCCGACGCTGAGCATCCCAAAGCAGAAACTGCATATCAGCCCACTCAGATAGGTCATCCACCGCCTCAGCGGCCTCGATCGCTTCTTTCGATAAGTGCTTAAGCGGCCCTACTGGACCAACATCGCCAAAGGTTTTCTGAGACCATTCAGCATGTCGACTGCGAATAAGGTCACGCAGTTGCGCCAGCGATCCAGATGCATAGTTTTCAGTTGTCATGCTGCTTCCTCTCTTTGCTTATTCAGTTCACGCAGAGCCGCCCTGTAACGCGCACGTATGGCGTCCAGCTCCTCTCTGGCGTATCGGTGAGGTTCGTTGTTTGATTCAAGCGCCAGAACGCGCTGAAGGCCGATTTTGGTGATGAGGTTGATGCGGTATGGACTGATGTTGCCTGACTGGTGCGTATTGCACGCACTGCACTGGCTGTGAACGTTGTCCTCATTGAAACGTAACTGCGAAGCCGCTGCAGTTGTCCTGTAATGCCCTGCGTGATAGCTGACCGCTGATGTACTGCCACAGCTGATGCAGATATTCCCGTCCCGCGCCCGAATGTAGTCATTGAATGCTCGCTGGGTCATACTCATCCAGTGGCTTAACGGCTTCACATCGGCTTTGCGTTTGTTCCATGCGGCACGCTGCTCTTTCTCCAGGCGCTTTTGCTTGCGCTCGGACATCTGGTTAGCGAGTTGAATGGCACATTTGGGAGAACAGACGGTCTGGAGGCTATTGCGGGGGGTAAACTTTTCAGGACAGCATTTGCATTTCTTCGGCTTAGGCGGCTTTATGCCTTTAGCCATGCGTCAGCTCCTTCTGTTGTTCGTCTTCGTGCCGGAAGCCGTCGCCGTCGATTGGCATTAGAGTGAACACCGGCGCAACCATTGATTCGCCTTCTTTTGCTGGTCCTAGCGTTCCTGTCATAGGAGATAAAGCAGTTACCTCCCAACTCTCGACAAAATAAGGCGCAGAAATCCCAATAAACCTATCCGTCCTGACAACCTTACCTTTGTTTTCAGGAAACCTGGACTTAATCACCAGCGCCAGTCCGCCCGATTTTAACTCAGCCATTATCTTCCCCTCCGCACATGTTGAAGTTTGCGTCTTTCATCCAGCCGGCAGCGCAGGTATCGCATGCATAGGTTTCCTGCGGTGACAGGCGCACCTCGCAGCCAACGCAGGCAGAAGCACACTGCTCTCCATCGCCAGTAGGAAGATTTGATTGGCTGGTCCCGTTCGTGTTCTTCATATCGGTAATCTACCTCGCAATTTTCGCAGTTAGCCCCGTAGTGATACTTGTCTTCTGAGGTGAGCGTTATGTGACAGCGGCAGCAGCGTTCACGCGGCATTTTCTCGCTCCTTTTTCATCAGGAAACATTCCATTGCGGCACGAAGCGGATTCTGATTTGCAGACATGCAATGCCGGTTAAATATCGCGGCCCACTCATCACGACTTTGGTGGCAGGTCAGGCTAATGTTTTCTTTCTCGATAATCGGCCCGGCTTCAGCCCATGAGTTACAGGGCTGGAATTTCCCTTGCTGCCAGACGCGAAGCATGTCTCTGTCTTCGCCTATATTTCCAAATAAGCGCTCGAAAACCTGAAGGTTAATTTTGTCGTCGCTCAATTCGCTGTAATTCATCTTCAGCTCCACATTGGGTTTTTATACTGCCTGCTCGGTATTGGCTCGTTCCGGAACTCAGGCAGCAGCGCGCTGACCAGCCAGAGGCGTGGGTCGGTTGCGAGAGTCTTCTGAGTTTTGATATTGCGAGAGGCGTAGCGGGAAAGGAGTTCGTTAGCGGTTTCAGTGTCTACCGGGTCATGGCAAAACCATGTCATTTGCATGATGCCCCCTTGCGGCTCTCAACAGCTGATTGAAATCTGCCATGACCGGGCTGACGCCAAATCCAGCCTGCTCGTTTGCCAGCCTGTAGCGGCATGAATTGTGTTTTGCGCCAGTGATGTGCTCCTTTACAACGTGATGCCCGCCGCACAGAGTGCTGAGAGTGTTAGACACATTTGCCCGGTTTGTGCGGCAGGACTTGCATACCGGCCCTATAAGCTCTGACGTCTGGTGCCACTTCCCGTCTGAGAGAATGCCCAGCAATGCTGCTTTGATTTTGCTCATGATGCATCTCCCCTTGGTGGCTCTATGCCAGTTTCAAAGAAACTTAGTTTGCCTTTCATTGGTACGAACGGCAGCGGCTTCGCATCGGTCAGGGTGAAACCCTTCGGCCCGAAGAACCACGGCGATGGGCTGGCATCTATGCAATCGGTGATGGTGGCAATACCCACAATGCCGCCACGCTCAATTTTCTCAAACGGCGGGATGTCAAAAGGCAAAAGGCAGTTGATGCCAGCAGCGTGATTCACGGCGGCTTCATACTCAGCGCGCGTCATCCCATTGGCAGCGTGGATCAGCACCGGACCGCGATACTTTGTGCGCCATGTACGGTTTTCGATGTCTTTGTAGCCGTTGACGATGAGCCACGCCCATGGCTGACGGATTGAAATAGCTTTCATTGTGTACTCCCGAATCTTCCCGCGCATTCAGCCGCACGCGCTGACTCGTCGCTGAATCTGACGTCGTGCTCGGCACCGAATGCATGGATTAAGGTGATTAAATCTCGCATCTCACTGACGCGCATTTTGCTTGTTGACTGGCCCAGCACCACAAAGCCGCCATTGATACCTGGCACCGTCTCCTGCCCTTTCAGGCTGGCGCTGAAAATATGCTTCCAGCATTCCGGGTTGAGTTTTCTGCCGTACCACACTACCTGGCTTGATACGTCATGCAGGCAGGCCCAAAGCTTGCGGTTTTGCGCAAGGCTTCTGGTGTCTTCCTGGATGGTTACCTGCAGAGGTTTGTCGGGATTGGCGGGGAGTTGCTGGATGGCGGTGATGCAGTTCTGTCGGATGTTGTCGCTCCTAAGCAGGAACGTTGCTTTCTCCATCGCGTTTGTCTCGCTTTAATGCGTCGCTAAGTAATTTCCTGACACCGTGACTCAGGCTAAGTGTTCCTGCGTGCTTCTGGGCGAAGCGACTGATGTCGATTGCCAGCTTATCCAGTTCAGCGTCTGATATGACGTGCTCAGAGCGTTTTAAGGGGATTACGTTGTTCATCAGCGCACCTTGTGGCTTTTTGGAATGCAGAAGGTGGAAGATGCCGGGGTTCCATTTGGCGACGCATAGAAATACAAGGGCCACCATCGGCCGAAGCATCGCAACGGAAGCCTGAAGCAGATATATCCCCAGCGTTTGGTTCTGATGTTAACAGCCCAGTGCATAGCGTTTTCGCCATAGATGGTTACTGGGCCAATGTTAAGATGGCCTGCCATAAAGCTCTCCCACCACGTGAATGACTGGTATTCCTTTTGATTAAATATTGCTCGCTTTAACCACATATCACTGCTCTCCGTTCTGATTGGTGGGATGCTCCGGGATGATGCGGTAGGCGATGATGGTCAGCCCTCCGAGGCCGAGAGACCATGAAAAATCGCCAGCTTTACAACCCTTTTGCTCTCGTCCATTTCGATAGCGAACTTCAACTAATCCCGTTACTGGCGCTACAATGCCACCCTTCCACTCAATCCACTTTCCCCGCTCCTGCTGCTCCAGTATGGGGAGTGCAATCTCAAGGGCTTGCAGGTGGTATCCACTGGTCAATGCCAGATGACCTTCTTTTTCCAGCGATTTGAATACACTAATGAACTCTCTGCACTTCTCAGCGGTTAGCTTTTTCATTGGTGACCCCCAATTGTTTGCGGCGCAGCACATGCACACCCCAGCGCCCTACTCGGATTTCCTTGCGATATCCGTGGCGAATGGAAAATGGTGCCGGGTATAAATCGCGATTGATGACGTTCAGACCGTAGCCGAAGATGCGGAACCAGAATGAGCGTTTCGACTTGCGCTGCCATGTGATGATTTTCAAAACCCACCTCCCCGTTTCCGCCCTTTGTCTTCCAGCTCAAACTCAGCATCAACAATCGTGTCATGTGCCTCACGTGCAAGCATGTCTATAGCGTGCAGGCGGTCCCGGAACTGCTCCGGCGTCAGGTCGCGCTTCTTAGCCAGGTCGATGATTGCCAGTGTCATGTTGCGTGCCTGGCGCATCAGCGGTGGTGTGATTACCAGTTGAATTACCTGTGTCATGCTGCACTCTCCCTTCCCTCAAGCCAGAAGAAAAACGCCCGGTCTACCGTGGCATCCTGATATCCAAGGTGTGATCTGGTCAGGTTGTGTTTATCGCCGTGCACGCTGCGATACAGGCGTTCAAATCGTATGCGGTTCATCTCAGTCATGGCGGCCACCTTTCAGACCAAATCGGCGGCGAATATCAGCGAGATGATCCAGTGCCTTTTCGTTGCCGGTGGGGATGTGCAACTGAGGAATCTGCTTGCGCGGTGGCGGTATGATTTCGCCAGCCTCAATGCGGCGGGACATCTTGCGCAGCTCATCGCTCAGGCGTTTGCGGCACTCTGAGTCGGTCAGGTTGAATGATCGCATCTGGTTGTAGACCGCTGTCACCATGTGGAAACAGGCCGGGCTTTCCCATGGGAACTCTTCGCTGCTGTCGTACATACCACGGTCCCGGCAGTACAGGCGGAACATGTCATACAGTTCTTCGTCTGACGGTAGACCCGCTGCGCGGTGTTCACCCTGCTTGCACCACTCGATAAACTGTCCGGGTGATGGCAGGAACGGTGAGCCACTGGTGCGGGCCAGCTTCATGCCTGCTGATAGCTGCTGCTTGTTGTGGATACCATTCTCTGCAAACGCGGCGATCCACTGGCGCTTTGCTGCGGCCTCGTCATTCGGGTTGCGCCATGCTGTGCTTACCGACGCCGGGAATACCTGCTTGAGGTTTGAAAACAGGGCGTCTACCAGGCGTTCAACGTCTTCATGCACTCCACGCTCAACCGGACGCGGCCCATCTCCTGCAATGCGAGCCAGTGCGCCTGCATCACGATTTTGAATTGCTGATACGAGATTTCTCATAGGAATTCATTCTCCCAGGCTTCGCGGCTGTTCCAGTGCTGAGCGGGTTGCTGAGCTACTGCCTGCCGGTTGCGCCCTGGCTGGCTCATCTGCGCACGGAGTGTGTCCCACTTAGCGCGGAGTTTTGCAGGGCTGAGGATGTTGCTCTGCCAGAAGTGATCGGCGTTGGCCCACTTAAAGGTTTCGCAGATGTCGTGATGCGTTACCTCAAGGGCGCCTCTCATCAGGCGGATGTCGTTAGCCCAGGCGGGCCAGTTGGGTTGTTGTGCTGTTGGGGAAACCGTCTGCACTTTGCTGAATATCCACTCGGCTGCCTTCAGGTCATCAGCTGTTCCCCACTTGTCGCCTTTCGGTGAATGGGTCGCTGCTTCAGGCCGAATGACCGGGAGATTCTTCAGAGGTGTGTCGGAGGATTCGCCAGAATTCTCTGACGTAGTGTTTTTATTACTGTTCTTGTTCTTGTATTGGGTGGCTACCGTTTCCGGGAAGGTTTTTCCTGCTTTCGGGAAGGATTTTCCCGTTTTCGGGAGTTTTGTTCCCGGTTCCGGTTTATCTAAAACCCAGGCTGAAATCTCAGTGTTCACCCCTACAAGTTTCATCATTCCTTGCTTCTGGCTGAAGATGATTTTTCTTTCTGCCAGAGATTTGATGGCGTCCGAAACGTGCGTATCACTCAGGCCGGTTAAGCCTGCAATGACAGTGTTCGTTACCCTGTCCTGTTTTTTGTTCCATCCGTAGGTGAGCCATATCACCGCCTCGAAGCATTGCCACTCCCTGCCTGAAAGTCTCAGGCGAGGTTTAAGCTTCTGGATCTCGTTAGCGACTTTGGTATACCCGTTGGACAGGTCGGCCATATGACCTCCTGATTCCGCTGGTAATGGTTTGCGGCTGGAAAAGTCAACTCTCTGTACATTGCTGCTCATGCTGAGCCTCCAGCCATTGAGTGTGAATATCTTTAACAAGCGACACTGCTCCATCGCAGTCGATCACAACAGAGCAGCCGGATTGAGTGGTGATCTCCTTCAGCCGAGAAATGCCTAATCTGATTAGAAAGTTGGCTGCTGATTTCTCTTCACCATAAACTCCATTTAGGCCTGCATCTGAGAGCTCGGATTCGACATCCATCTCATGTTGCTTAGAAAATGAAATCAGCGAAAAGCTCATTGCCAGCTCAGAACAATCAGCACTTCTTTCAGGCCCTACAGCGCTTTCCATCTCAGATAAAAGACTGTGTAGACCGGATTCATCGAACTTAAAGAATTCGCGCTTATTACTGACTCTCTCAGAAGCGAACAGCTCGTGAATAAGCTGCTCATCTGCTCGTGGCGAACGGGAGTGGTATGCCGCTTTCACTGTAAAAGGCTCAGGCACTCCGGTGGATCCAGATATCTCTTTCGCCCTAACATCAGGGCAATGGGTAGTCATTCCAATCTTAAAAATCCCCGGCATGCAGCGATTCTCAAGGACATAGACGAAACCGTTCTGCCTGTAATCTTTTGGCACCTTCATCTCTGTCAGCACCTGGTATTCTTCATACTGCTGTGACATAATTACTCCTGTGAATTGATCCAGTCATTTCGCATCAGGCGTCGAATGTTCCCGCATTCGGCGCTTTTTCTTTTCTCATAGCAGCAGCTACCGCTTGTCGGGCAACCTCTGCTATCAGGCTCGTTTCCCACACCTTCTCCAGCAGCACGAAAACCGTCGCCATATCGCGCAGGTTTAAGCGGCTTACCTTCGATTCATGCCATCCGGCCTCATCAGCCAGAACGCGCTGCCCTTTGTGAGTCAGTCGACTGCGTAATTCTGTTTCTACTTCGTTGATCAACTTGCTGTTTCTTGCTTGTTCCATGATTGATAATTTCCTTGTAGGTAAATGATTGCGTGACATTGCGGTGAGCAAGTCACTTCGGTTTTTGGGGGCCGAAACAGCCTCCGGTCAGATTGATAAAGAGCGGTGTTGTTTATTTCTTGATGCTGGGGAAAGGCTTTAACTCCTCACCCTTAACAGTTCCATCGGACTGAACGGTCACAAAAATCTGTCGCCCCGTCCGAATGGCCTTGCTGATTGCACACTGGATAACGCCAAAATCTTTAGCGGCTTTCGCCTGCCCATGAATTTTTGCGTAATCCTCAAGTGTCATTCGGTTCATAGGCTCACTCCTTGAATACACAAAGCAAAGAATACTACAGGTATTCATTAAAGTAAATATCCTGGGTATTTTGAATGTGATTACTTGCGGTAATAGAATGAGTTGATGGAAAACAAAAAGTCACTGACGACAGAACAGCTTGCAGACGCTGCGCGACTGAAGGCTTTGTATGAGTCGAAGAAAAAAGAATTAAAAATCACTCAGTACACAATCGCTGACTCCCTAGGAATTTCACAGGGAGCGGTCGGCCATTATATGAATGGCCGTATAGCCCTTAATGTCCCGGTAGTGACAGAGTTAGCACGGCTCCTGCATGTCTCTGTTTCTGAAATCAGCCCAACCTTAGCCAAGGATGTTTCCCGCTACGCAAGCACAGTTGACGCTAACGTCTCAAACCCCAGAGACTACAAGCAGACTGCGCGCTACCCGGTTCTAAGCAAGGTTCAGGCTGGCGCATGGGTAGAGGCCTGTGAACCCTATACGATAAAGGATGTCGATATGTGGCTTGAATCTGACGCACATACGCAAGGGGATGCTTTCTGGTTGCAGGTGGAAGGCGACTCGATGACCGCTCCAATGGGGCTTAGTATTCCGGCGGGCACGTATGTACTGTTCGATACAGGGCGTGAAGCGGTGAATGGAAGCCTGGTCGTTGCGAAGCTTACTGATGACAATGAAGCCACATTCAAGAAGCTCATCATTGATGGCAGCCAGAAGTACCTTAAGGGCCTGAACCCTCAATGGCCCATGGTCCCGGTAAATGGTAACTGTAAGGTGCTGGGCGTGGCGATCGAGACCAAAATGCGACTAGTTTAAGGCTCAATAGTCGGAAGAGAAGCTTGAGTGATGAAATGACTATTTATCATGTAAAGGTTTTTGCGTTTTATCCGATAAGTCTTTACAGGAAGTAAATTAAAGGTATTTTCGTGCTGTAGCGCTTGATGGTTTGAGTATTTTGCGTAAACTTCAGTTACTCAACTTTGTGTTGATAACCCCTTGAGAGGACATTCCCATGAAAAATTCTACAAAGCGCTTCCTTAGTGCTATGGGCTCTATCCTGGATATCAGCCCTTCTGGCAACTACAGCGATGATAAGGTCATCATCTCCGACACTGAATCCATGAAATCGGATTGGAACAATGTTGGTGATTATCTTAAAGGCGCTATAGACGACAATGACCAGAAAAAGATCACCAAGAAAAGCTACCACTCAACAGTCCCATCCCACTGTTAACCAGCCTGTAGTAACTTCAGAGCGCGCTCGGGATGGCAAAACTGAACTTTTAGTAAATGAGGTCGTTAAAAACCCTCAAGTTTTAGAGCGCTTAATGAATAGGCCTGAAACTGCAGGGTTGATTATGCAGGTATCTCATACCCGGTCCGGGCCGCTACCAGATCCAGATGAGTTAGCGCGATACGAAAAAGTATCCCCCGGCTTTGCTCGCGAAATTATGGAGATGGCAAAGGCAGAGCAAAAACATAGGCACACTCATTTTAGTAAGGGTCAGGCTGGCGCGATATGGCGCGACAGGATTGGTCAAATATTCGGGCTAATCTGCGTTTTTGTATTCTCATACATTGCATATGAAATGATTCAAAAAGGTGCATATGGATGGGCAACCGGCTTGCTTGGCGTAGAACTGGTAGCACTAACAGGAGTGTTTGTTCTAGGCAGGCAAACTAAACAAGCAGCTACCCCAACACCCACTAAGAAGAAGTAATTATTTTAACCGGGCTAACACGCCGGTTTTCCTTCCCTTAACGGTAAATAGCCCGCCACTGAGCGGGCTTTTTTGTGCCTGCTAAAAGATGATAGTGAATATCATTACCGCTTACGCTTGCCATGCAGACCACGGCCTCTAATCTAAATCGTGTTGTGAGACAGTCGGCGCTCCTACCGCTAGCTGATGAGATGCACGGCTGGCTCGCCAGGCATCTTGATCACAACGTTTAGAGGCCAATTAAGAGTTTCAGTTTCACCGCGATTTGTACCTGCTACCCGGCTCGGGTGCAGGTATTTTTTTGCCTACTATCCCATATCGAAAAATAAATCACTCACAATTTCAATACCATAGATATTCAACAACCAAAATGAATACTTAGAGTATTTACTTATTTAAATACTGTCAGTATTCTTAACCCATCAGCAGGACGCTGGCAGGCCACAGGGAACGGAGTGGCGGGTTCTTTAACAATAGAGATTGAGACTGATTCGGTCTCACCAAAGTGAAGTTGGCTTTGGGATTGGATGAATGCAAACGCATGGTTGGGGATAAGAAGTGGGTACCCGGCGTCGGCTGAAGTCGCGGGATAACAAATCCGTCTTGAACGGTGGCAAAACCAGCGCACGTGAACGGCGAGGAGCACCGGCCATCCAATCACCTAAGCCAATTACCGGAGGCAACATGAACAACAAGCAACGCAAGAAGCTGCAGCGCGCAGTAGAGCATCGTGCCATGAAGCTGCAGCAGCAGGGCTTCGAGCGCCGCATCGTCAGCACCTTATCCAGCTGCAACCAGAGAGTAGAGAAAGCAGTTATCTCCCCTTCTCTGCGTGACAGGCATGAGAGCACATCGGTATGTCTGCCGGATGTGGCTATCTATAACGCGGGACACCGCACCGTCCGGAAGGATGTAACACACATCATTAAGTGAGGGGGTTATGAAGCTCCACTTAAAATACTCACCTGTCAGGCCAGGTGTCGAATACGTCGTTCTTGATCATGCGAATCACTATGCGGGAACTGTTTGGCGCGTTAATGGTGATGAAGCGGATTTGGCAGGGTACAGATACAACATAGCTTGGGCGCTGTGTGGGCCGTTCGCATGTACGAATGAACCAGCAAAAGATCATGATGATTTGCGCAAGAAAATAGATGCGATGTCAGAGCGGCATTACGCTGGCTATCGCAACTCAAAAGACATCGTAACGGCGAGGTAGATATGGCAACGCTGAAAATTAAGTATGACGACGGCACGGAAGAGACGATTGAGAACGCCTTCACAGTAATCGACCACGGCGAAGGTGAAATCAGTTATTTCATCGGCGCAGGGTTTACCAGGTATCACGCTCTGCAAGTAGCTGAGCACCAAGTTATCGATTCTGAGGCTGCCTAACCCGCAGCCTTTTTTATTGAGGTGAGGATGTCAGCAACATTAATAACCGAGCATGGCATCTCGCCATGCCCATTCTGTGGGGCTAGAGCGCAACTAAAGCGCTGGGTAATGACTCCCTCAGGAAGCAATGCATCTGAAAGCAGTTATGGCATTCAGTGCGTGGGCTGTACAGCTAAGATTTACATGCTGGACACGCCTGAATCAGCACTGAGCAAATGGAACAGCCGAGAAGCGGCGGGAGGTGAGCGTGGGTGAAGACGAATTTGAAGAGCATCCTGATGACGACATGAGTCAGTATCAGGATTATCCATTTGATTACGACTACTGAGGCTGCCTAACCCGCAGCCTTTTTCATATCTGGAGGCTCCATGATAAGCACTGGTAACTACATTTTCGGCTGGCTGGTTATTGGTGTGTTGATGGGGTTGGGGTTTATAGCAGGAGGTTGAGATGGAAAAAGACACAGGCGGTACAGCCTTCCCGTGGGTTGAGAGTTACGTGAATGTCGACAAAGGCGAGCGGTACGAGAATTACGGCGATGCAGGCATGACGCTGCGCGATTACTTCGCAGCTAAGGCGATGCAAGGAATGCTCGCAAGTGGCGTTCCGTCTGGAGATATCCCGCTTTATGCCTACGAAATCGCAGATGCGATGGTTTCCATTCGAGGCCAGTAACCACTAAACAGGAGAGAGAGGATGGAATGGATTAAGTGCAGTGAGCGCATGCCTGATGTTGGGCAGGGTGTAATCGGTTGGAATGGCTACGCCATACGGGGCTGCCGTTATCGCAGCAACACTTACGCAAAGACAGAGAAAGGCCGCCAGCCACGATTTGAAGTAACAGAAGGTATTTGGCACGGAGTGACTCACTGGATGCCCCTACCTGAACCGCCAACTGAGTGACACCGTAAAGCCGCCTACTCAGACGGCTTTGAGGTGCTACGCACCAACGCTGTGAAGTTTCAAATGATAGAGACAGAACAGGATGCGATTTGGCCGCTTAGTGCGGCCTTCTTTTTTACACCAACCTGACAAATTCAAGGAACCACCCATGCCAGATTTTGCTCTCGCTGGGGCTACCCACATGGGTGGCTTCGGATTTAACACGTCTCAACTCGACCGTATCACCCGCCGTCTTCGTGCGAGCTTACGCAGTCTTATCGACACGCTTAACCAGAAAGGAAATCCGCAATGACCATTATCCCAGTGAACGGAACCATTCTGGTTCAGCAGGGCTGCAGCCACTTCAATAAGTTGTACGAGGAGGCGTTCCCCGATACGCAGGAAGGAATGCATAAAGCCTATGAATGGGCGTCTGAGATTGCCCTGGGCTGGCACAACTGTCAGGACGAAGACTGGAACAAGAGGTTCAACAACCATGCAGCATGATGAAGATGAATTTGTGGCGCTGATGCGCGGCATGCTTGGCGAGTTAGCTGAGCCAATGACATATGAGCAGGCTGCAATGGATGCGGCGGCTGATTACCGTACGGAGCAGCAGGCAGAGCGAATGGGAGTTAGCTATGAGCGTTTATAAGGCGATCAGCGCAGTGGCAAAAGAGTTGTCCGAGCAGGGAATAAGAAAGGACAGTAGAAACTCTCAGCAAGGATTCATGTTCCGCGGCATTGACGCCGTTTACAACGCGCTGGCTCCGGCACTGGTAAAACACGGCTTGCTTATCCTTCCGCGCATTACCGAGCGCACAGTGACTGAGCGAACCACTCAGAAAGGCGGCGTCCTGCTCTATGTCGTCGTTAAGGCTGAGTTCGATTTCGTTGCCACGGAAGACGGCAGCACACATACGGTCACCACTTATGGCGAGGCCATGGACAGCGGCGACAAGGCAACCAACAAAGCCATGTCGATCGCATACAAATATGCAGCATTTCAGGCGTTCTGTATTCCGACTGAAGAGACGGCAATAGACGCTGACGCTGAGGTTCATAATGTCGCACCTCAGCAGAAGACATCTCCAACACCTGAAGCCGTCCTGAAAGCATTCACGGAGGCGGCGCATCTTAAAGCCACTATTCCTGAGCTGAAAACTGCATTTGCAAAAGCCTGGCAGATGCTGGATGGCAAGCCTGAGCAGGCCAAAGCGCAGGAAGTCTATGAAATTCGCAAAACAGAGCTTGAAGGAGCCACAGCATAATGCCAATCAACACGATCACAATCGCAGGTAATGTCGGCAAGGATGCCGTGCTGCGTGTCACACCAAACGGAAAGCACATCGCGTCGTTCTCTCTGCCGGCCAAGTCCGGCTTTGGTGACAATGAGAAAACCTCCTGGCTGCAATGCAAGATGTTCGGAGCAATGGCAGAGAAGCTATCGGCCAGCATCCTGAAGGGTGCAAAGGTCACGGTGACCGGCGAGTTTGTGCTTGAAGAGTGGACCAAAGACGACGGCACCAAGGTCTCAACACCAACCATTCTGGTGCGGGATATCGACCTCCCGCCAAAGCAGAACGGTCAGCAACAGAGTCGGCCGCCGCAATCGCGTGGTCAATCTACCGAACCTGATTACGATACCTTGATCCCTTTCTGATTTAACTCAATAAGGCACCCTTATGACCATCACCGAACCTTCGGCGGACTCTGCACGCCCTGATGAAGCCGAATCACTCAGGCTTCACAGGCAGGCTATGCAGGACGCACAGCAGCAGATTAACGCCCGGTACGGTGCTCGGTGCCGGATTGAATCACGTACGAAGGAATCACTGGAAGCACGGCGCAGGGAGCGCGCCACCCGGGAATATGCACGACAGGCAGCCTTCTATCCGCAGCTTCCACGCATCGTAATGACGAAGCCTGATGTTGTCTGGAATGACTACCAGAAAGAGCTGCGCGGCCGGTTTGGTGCCGTGGTGCAGGACTAACTATTTTCGCCGCGGCATTGAGCCTGACAGCGGCATAAGGGGTAAGAGAATGAATATCACCGAACATGAAATGCGTGGATTGCTGACAGGTAAATGTCTGCCGGGAGATATGCGGGTCAATGAGGAGTTGCCAGCCTATCTGGTTCGCAGGTTTGCTGAACTCAAAACACAGCGTGAGGCACTGGCGGCAGAGAATGCTTCAATGATGGCGCTGGCGATAGCTTGCGAAAAAGAGTTTGGGCCTTACACGGATGAAGAATTCCCGGACGACGCGAAGGTTTCCTATCCTGAAGAGCGATGCAATATCACCTTCGGAATGATTCGTCGGGCATTGAATAAAACAGCCACCGACGCATGCCTAAACTCGGCGCGGGCTGATGCGGTCAAGGAGTTCGCACATCAGCAGCGCGTGATTGCAGATGCGTTAACCCGCCGCGAGGAACAACGTAGCCACCGGATCACCGCTTGCCGGGCTGAGGATTTCGCCAACCAACTCCGCGCCGGCACGGATGGTGAGTGATGGATACTCGTGAGCCAATGCGACGCCGTAAAAATGACAGTAACAAAATGAATCTGCCTGAAGGAAAGACATGTAGTGACTGTGCTCATTGCCGCCGCTGCACAATGATGTTTGGACACATCCCTACAGATGAGGTGTGCGACTGGGCACCATCGAGATTCCGCCTGGCTGAGCCAGTTATCCGCGCAGGAGAGCCATCATGACCGAAGAGCAGAAGCAGGCGCTGATTGATGAGATTGTAATACAGGCGTTGCGTGATGATGTTCGCCAATGGAAGCAGCGCGCAGAGAAAGCAGAGGCGAAGCTGGCAGAACTGGCGAAGCAGGAAGAATCCCGATGGAATACTCATGACGGGATAGCCAGGCCTATTGGGGTCGACAAGGATGATCTGGTCTACCTCAGAATGAAACGTCAGGAAATAAAGCTACCGTACCCTGCCGGAATGGTTAACTGGAAACACGACGGCGGAGAATTCGACGTTATAGCATGGGCCAGTGTGTATAGCTCACCCCGCCCCGCGCCCGCGCTGACCTGGCTGAACTGGTGCCGGGTGAAATGACTAAAAGCCTGGCATCAATAGCGAATGAATATCAAACCTCCCCACAGAATGCGTTATTTATCGTTGTTGGATGGAACGCCTGCCGCGCCGCCATCCTGCGCAACATTGAGGAGGCGAGATGACAGGAAAACAATACCCTAGCAATCTGTACCTGGAGTCAGCGGCGACCGATGTTGATTTCGCTAAGCAGGTATCTGTCGAGGCAGTAATTGTTATGGCTAAGGAGCTGCTGGCGCTGCGTAAGGCGTTTATTGAGACTGCCGTTTATGAGGCAGAGATTAACGGCGTAATGTCTTCAGTAACAAAGTCGCATTATGAAGACTGTAAAAAGTACGGAGTCAAAACTCGTCAACTAATCGTCAAGCCCGCCCTGCTTTAAAGCGATATACTCCCCACAGGAGGACATCGCCATGTCACACAACTTAGCAGCACGCAGCAGAGAAGAGCGCGACAGGATTAACCTGGATTTAGCCGCGTCAGGAGTAGCGTACAAGGAGCGTATGAATATGCCGGTTATCGCCATGGAGGTGGAGATGCAGCAGCCTGAAGCGCTGAAGGAATATTTCAGGGAGAGGTTGCAGCATTACAGGAACGTTGCGCTGCAGTACCCGCGCGGCACTGACCCGGTTTACTTCAAAGAGGAAGGGAAATGAAAGATTATTACCAGATGGATGTTGATGAGTTTAGGCGCAGTAATTACGACATCCTGAAAAAAGCAAGATTACAGGCTCCCGCTCACGCGGATGTAATGGGTATGAGCGAATCTGAGTATGTAGACTACTGCATCAAAGAGGAGCATAAAAAACATATAGCTAGCATGGGAATTGAAGATCCCTATGAGTATTTTGTTAAAAAACACGAGGAGAACTACGGTCTAGCGTTAAAAATTATCGAGGATAGAAGAAGGAAAATTAATGATCATCTGGGAATTGAAGATTAATCATTTAAAATCAGCAACCTAGCGCATCTTAATGGGATGTTCATTGCTTGGTCAGTTCAAGTTCTAAACTGAAAAGCCGATGAACCGTCTACGGGGATCGGACCCGGTTTATCAAAGGGAGCAGGAATTTTGAGTTGGCACCATGGAGACTACATCAATCTGATTTCATCTATTGGGGGATTAGGATCAGCTGTTTTCGCTGCATATGCTACTTACCAAGCAAGGAAATCAACTGAAATCTCAAAAATGTCTTTACTCAGGTCTGAGAGGCAGAGTGAAGTTTCAAGATTAATGGATGAGCTTGTCAGATTCGCAGAAAGATGCAACTTATGCCTTGCTGAGGACGGACATGTAAGGGAAAACATCGAAAGCATTAACGAGGTTGTAACAGCGTGTCATTATGCATTCCTTGCCATAGAAAACTCTGACTTAGATAAAAAAGATATGGATATGCTAATTCAGTTCTTCATCAGGCAATTAAGACCTGGCATAAATGGAGAGTTTGAACATGGTTATGTCTTACTCAAATTTGGAATGTCTAAAACTGACGAGGATTTGCGTACGCTGTATCGAAGGATTCAAGGAATCCTTGACCTGGAAGATCCTGTGGACATCCCTGAGCCAAACAATATTTAAATAAATAACCACCCCAGCGGTGGTTTTTTTTACGCCCAAATTTCGGAGGTAGAACATGTCTGACGAATTAGACCAGGCCGCAGCGCTTGAGGAACTGGAAAGAACTATCGCCCTGGCGAACCGTAGACGCCCGGAAATGCAGTTTACCGGTGCCTGCTATAACTGCGAGGAGTCAGTAGATAAAGGCTTCTTTTGTTGCCCGGAGTGCTGTGAGGACTTCCAGCGTATTGAGCGTGCTAAACAGCAGAGGAGAGTCGCATGAGTATTGAGTGGAATGGCGAAGGCTTGCCGCCGATTGGTTGCGAGTGTGAGCTGGTAAACTTCTACGGTAACGATTTCCCTGAATTTGTTGGAGAGCATGGTGAGGAAGTGAAAATCATCGGAAGCGGTTTTACCAATGGCTGCCCTGTCGCATTTTATGAAGCCGATGGAGGCCGGGGAGGAATGCTGGCGTATGCAGTTGAGCAATGCTTCCGCCCCATCCGCACCGAAGCAGAACGTAAACGCGAAGAGGCAGAGGTAGCCATGCGGTTATGCCTGAAAGGTACAGGATATGGCATGACGGAAGGCGCAGCAAAAACAGTCTTTGACGCCATCGCCGCTGGCAAAATCCCCCACATCACCCTGAAGTAACCCCCACCCACCCTATTCACTATCGCGCTCTGCGTGAGGAGTTGTTATGTCTGAATATAAGTGTTGCCGCTGCAAAGCAGAGCTTGATGGCTACAGCGCATATGAATATCGCGGCTTCGTAGCCTGTGGAGATCACTTCGATGAGGTCATCCAGCTTGTCGATGCGAAGCGCGCCGATCTCATTGAGCGAGAAACGTCACGTCTGATGCCGCTGGCCGGTCTCGACATCCATCCAGACTCACCAATCGGACAGGTTAATCGCCGGATATTGGGAGGAGTCATTGAGGCCGCAGCTAAAGAGCACCCCATCGAAGCGGAGTACCGTAAAGGCGTTCTGTGACCACCATCTGCGACATCACCCCCGGCGAGTTCACTCTGTGGATCGTCGTTTTTATTTGCATCGTGCTGGTCTGGAACTGGCCGTATAAGGAGTAGATATGGAATCCCCATACATGACATTTGAGGAAACGGCCGCATTCTTCCGCCGGTCAGTTAAAACCATTCGCAACTGGAACAGCCGCGACCGCCGTACTGGTGAAAAACGCATGTGCGG